GCCTTCTTGCCACCGACCGAGGTCGTAGTGAAGCGGCACTCCATACCGGCATCCTCGCCACTGATGCACTTGAGGCTCATGCCGACCTGCATCTCCCAGCCCTTCGTTGCGCCCTTGGGCGCTTCGTCAAGCTCGGGCAGCGGCTGCGCCACGCCCACCATCTTCTCGCCCAGCACTTCGGCATTTCCCCAGGCAATGAAGCCATGCACGAAACTGAACGGGTTGATGGCCCATTGACTATCGTCTTCGACCTCATCCTGATCCGCCCCGAACACCCAATGGCCTGTCTTGTCCATTTTCAGGATGACGACGCCAACATCGCCCATATTCATGTCGAGCTTGCGCAACGACGTGGAAAGGGTCGATACCGCAGGCAAACCTGCACTTGAGAACACTGCTACTTGATTCATACCATTCCTTCTAGTTTAGAAAGCAACTTCGAGAGTTGCAGAACCTCGGGTCGTGGATCGTCCACGCTTGCCAAGGTGTTACCTGACGACACCATCACTGCATGATCTGCCGGGAAAGCGACTTTGGCCTTTTTACAGACCTTTTCCGCTTGCGCCGGAGACAGCAGCGAGATGACGTCAGATTCTTTTAGGCCGAGCGCCACCAGTGCGCTTCGGGCCTCTGATTCGTTTGCCCATTGGCGTGTGCCACGCTTGGACACCAGTTTGAAGTCGGGTAGCTTGGCACCGTCTTCGCTCACCATCTTGAACGCCAGCGCCCGCAGGTCAGTGATCCAGCCATCGAGCAATTCGGCGTTCTTGAGATAGGTGTTAATCATATCGGCGTCCAGCGTCTTGACATCCACGGTCACGGCCCGCACAGCAGCATTGTTCATCTTGGGGCAGATCGGCTTGCCGGGGCACCACTTGCAATGATCCCCAACCGCCAGCGGCGCATCAGAAGTGAGCGCTAAATTAACAGCATCCTTAAGCTCAGTCTCGAACTGACGCACACGGTCAGGGGTTGTCAACCAACGTTTGACAGACGGCGGCTGCACGATGACGCATTCGATCTCGGTCACACCATCGAACGCCCACTTGGTTTCGGGCGTGTTCATGGCAGCAGCCGCATAGAACAGTAGCTGATGATTTTCTTCGGCGTCTACTGCACCGCGCCCGAACTTCCAGTCCAGCACGATGGCCCGGTCACCGATGCGCCCGATCAGATCGGTGCTGCCGAACACATCGGCATCGAATGCCACCTTCTGCTCGACCTCGTACTGCATCACCTGCTCGGGGTCGATCTCGTCAATCGCGGCCAAGGCAGGCAACACCTTCTCTTGCAGCAATTCCTCTGTGAAGGTCTCGGCCTCGTAGGTCTTGCCCAGCAGCGACTCGGGCAGCGTCGTGTCAGACCCGAGGATGGACGCCATCACATCATGCAGCAGTGTGCCCTCGTCGGCTGCACTGGATGACAGACGCTCAGGCATCTGCTGGGCCAGCGCCACGCTGCCAGGGCAGCTCATGACGCGCTTGGCGGTGCTACCGCCGACGATGTTACTGTGCTTCATCTTGCGGCTCCTCTTTGCCCAGCGTCACCTTGCGCAGGGTGCTGTAACCGCAGTCGAAGGTCACGGCGTCAAAGCCGACGCCTTCGATAAAGTGATTGGCCCAGTCGAAAAGAATCACCTCGACCTCTTGCTGATTCAGAACTAGTTCCATGTCTGTACTCCATTAAAGTTGATGAGGCGTTCAGTGTAGCACAAAATAATTGTTGTCAAGAACTTTTTTTCGTGTATTATTCGCGGCATGAACGAAAAACAAGTTGAGCGCCACTTCAAGTGGGCAGTAGAGGTTCTCGGTGGGAAGACGTACAAGTTCGTCAGCCCCGGCGTGAAGGGTGTGGCCGACCGAGTGGTGTGTATGCCCAACGGCACGACACACTTCGTCGAGCTAAAGACCAAAGGCGGGCGCTTGAGCGCCTTGCAACTGATCTTCGCCGCCGACATGGAACGGCTGAATCAGAACTATGCAGTATTGTGGAGTAAAGAGGACATAGAAAAATGGGCCGAGCTTATTAAAACGAAATAGACCCGTACGCCGCGCAGTGGCTACGGAATTTGATTGATGCAGAGTACATCGCCGCAGGCGATGTAGATACAAGGAGCATAGTAGATGTCAGCGCAGACGATCTTAAAGGATACACTCAATGCCACTTCTTCGCCGGAATCGGCGTCTGGAGTCACGCATTGCGACGAGCTAAATGGGCAGATGATAGACCTGTTTGGACAGGTAGTTGCCCGTGCCAACCATTCAGCGCCGCAGGCACCCAAAAAGGCACGACCGATGATCGTCACCTCTGGCCTGTCTGGTTCAATCTCATCCGCGAGTGCCGCCCTGGAGTCGTCTTTGGTGAGCAGGTTGAAGCAGCGATTAACCACGGATGGCTCGATCTTGTTCAATCTGATTTGGAAAGCGAAGGCTACGCCTGCGGGGCGGTCGGTATACCGGCTGCGGGCGTCGGGGCGCCGCATATCCGACAACGACTGTGGTTCGTGGCGAACACCGTCGGCGTCCGATCCAATCGGAGGAGTGAAGGACATTATGGAACTGATCCGCAACAAAGCCCCATCACCTCAATTAAAGTTGAGGGATCAAGCACCGTTGGCGGGCTGGCCGACGCCGAGAGCTGGGGAGACATCGGACAATGCGACAGTGGGGAATTTCCAGAGCGTTTCCACAATAGCCAAGTTGTCCGGTTGGCCGACTCCGCAGGCGATGGACACTTTGCCGCCGCGAGACCCGGAGACGTTCGACGAGTGGAACAACTCTCGGGATGGCCGGACGGGGAGGACAAACGCCTCAAATCTACGACAGAACGTAGTGCAGAACTTGGGCGCATGGAGCGGGCACCACCCGGCCCGATTAACGGCTTCTGGCGAGATGCTGACTGGCTCCTCTGCAGGGATGGAAAGTGGCGGCCAGTTGAACCCGGCACATTCCCGCTGGCTCATGGGGCTACCAGCCGAGTGGGACGTTTGCGCGCCTACGGAAACGCTATCAATGCTAAAGCGGCGCAAATCTTCATAGAGGCTTATCTTGGAACTTAGACCGTATCAGACAGCAGCCGCTGAGTTCATCAGTGGGCGCGACCGTAGCCTGGTGCTGGCATCCGTCGGGGCTGGCAAGACCTGCATCGCTCTCACGGCCATGCAGCGTATGCCTGTGGCCCGTTGGCTGGTGCTGGCACCCAAGCGCGTGGCCGTGGAGGTGTGGCCCCAAGAGGCCAAGCTGTGGGCACCTGGCCTGCGTGTGGCTGTGGCCGTGGGCACACCCAAGCAGCGCAAGGCGGCGTTCGCGTCTGATGCGCAGGTGGTGGTGACCAACTACGAAAACGCGCCAGAGGGCAAATTCGATGGCGTCGTCTTCGACGAACTGACCCGGCTGAAGAATCCCTCGGGCGTCAGGTTCAAGAACCTGCTCAAGTTCCTCGATGGCGTGAGCGTCCGTGTGGGGCTGACTGGCAGCTTTACCAGCAACGGCCTGGAGGATGTGTTCGGCCAATGCAAGGTGGTCGATCAGTCGCTGCTGGGCCGAGCCAAGGGCGCGTTCTTGCAGGAGTATTTCGTACTCATCAATAAGGAGTACGGCGAGTGGGAACCGCGCAAGGGTAGCCTGGACAAGGTGATGCAGCGAATCAAGCCCGCGACGTTCCTGCTCGAAGGCCAGAGCAGCAAGACCGAGACGCATATCGTCGAGGTGCGCTGCGACATGGACTTGACGCAGTACAACCAGATGAAAAAGGACTTCGTTGTCCAGTTCCCCACGGCGCAGGCCATCGCCACCAACGCGGCTGTGGTGACCGGCAAGCTGCAACAGATGAGCAGCGGGTTCGTCTACAACACTACTGTCGATCTGTCAGGCCCGGGCCGCACCACAGCCACGCCGATCTGGTTCGACACGACCAAATTCGACCGGCTGGACGAGTTGCTGCAAGAGAACCAGCGGGCACCAACAATTGTGTTCTATACATTCAAAGAGGAGCAGGCCGAGCTACTGCGCCGCTACCCTCACGCCCAGACGCTGGACAGCCCCAACGCTGTCGAGCGCTGGAACCAGGGCGCTATCGAACTGCTACTGGCGCACCCCAAGAGCGCCGGTCATGGGCTGAACCTGCAACATGGCGGCAATAAGTGCGTGTTCCTGTCGCTGCCGTGGTCATTGGAACTGTACGAACAGGCCGTCGGGCGGCTACAGCGCAGCGGCCAGAAGCATGACGTGTGGGTCTACATCATGCTGACGAACAAAACCGTTGACGAAAAGATATGGCAGGCGCTCCATGACAAACGCGCAATCTCAGACATAGCAAAGGAAGCACTTAAATGACCAGACATGAACATCTATTGATGAAGATCAAAGCGGCCAAGCGCGAGTTAGTGATACGCGAACGAGCCAAGAACGCCGCCGACCGAGCCTACGAAAAAATCCTCAAGACGATTGGAGAACTAAATGGAAAGCTGGAGAAGTCTTAATCAACGACTGTATCGACTCGCGGAGCCAGAGGTACTGGCGCTGCTGGAGGCCGAGATGATCGGAGAGTGCCGCATATCTATCCTGGAGCGTCTGCACCAGCGATACAACACCCTGCGCGTGTCCCGCGAGCGCATCGAACTATTGGGAAAGGCGAAGAAAGTATGACGCTCACCTTACGCTGCCCCAAGTGCGGCACTGTCTACAAAGGATGGGGCGCTTGCCCTAACTGTAAGGGGGAGAAGAAAAATGGCTAGGTTTATCGGAACCATTATCTGCACAATCTTCGGCATCTTCATGCTGCCGATTCTTATCTTCGCCTACATCATCTTGGCGATTGGCGAATGGAGTAATTCCATGCTGCACTTGTGGAGGTCAGAATGACACCCGCTGATGAGTTTTACATGAGGAGAAATAAAGTGAACTGCTGTAACGAATATGGCGATTGC